CGGCCTTAAACCGGTACTGGTCCCATGCGCCACTCGATCGTGACTGCATGTGGTCCGGATGCCCGTTGCTCTGCAACAGGGTCCCTGACACTTGCCCTCAACAGGGCAGTTCTTATCGCCTTCGAGGAATTCAGAATTCCAGGCGATGTTCCTTCTTTAGAAGGGTCGAACTGTCTTGCACTTAGAGGGTCTTGGGATTCGGCACGCGAAGACCTGCTTCGGCGGGTGCGAAATCGTAAGGAGAGTGTGAGGCGTAGGCTTAGCTCTACGCTTTCCTCGTGTTCCCGTCTGTTTGACAGACGGTGTAAACCCTGCGACTTTGTTGCCGAGAGGAGAGCCAAGGAGAAATGGGATCGCCACGTCGCTAAGGACGTTGATCCTATTGATCTTACCTTGTGTCGTTCCTGGTTGCCAGCCTTGCGGTTGGCTGTCCGGGAACTCCTCGGAGGTTGGGGGAGGAGGTTGGATGGTAGGCGGGTTCTTGGTGGAGACCCGTTCCTTGGTGAGTATGTCCCTGATCAACAGGGTTGTTTCGAGGTCGTCTCCTGCGAAGGAGGCACGATCGCATGCTCTCCGGATGAGTACTCAGGTGACTGGGCGCTCGTTCGGAGAGGTGTGGCCAAGACCAAGGGAAAGCATCGTGTTGTAACGATGCAATCCGCGGAGGTCAAGTCTGTCTTGACTCCCGTTCACAACGCTTTGTACGATCACATCAGCTCGTTCGGCTGGTGCGTTCGCGGGGATGTGCGAAAGGAGGACTTTGAGGCTGTTGTTGCCGATCGTCGCGAAGGCGAGAGATATATTAGTGGCGATTACCAGTCTGCCACCGATAACATCTACTTGCCGGCCGTTGAGGCGATTGTCGACGAAATCTCGAAGTGTCCGGAGTTGACGGAGAGAGAGAGGAGTGTGCTTCTCGGTTCGTTCCGGGATCTTAGGTGGAGGTCTTATTCTGGGAAGGAACATCCCATAAAGAGAGGGTCCATGATGGGTAACTTGGTCAGTTTCCCTATCCTGTGTCTCCTCAATAAGGCCTGCTTTGATATCGCCTGCGATATCACCTATGGATCCCGTGTTCGCCGTGTCGGCAGGTTCAACGGGGACGATTGTATGTTCCCTGGTTCTGACTTCTTTTTTGATGTCTGGAAGCAGGTTACCTCTACATTCGGCCTCGTTGTGAACGAGTCTAAGACGGAGGTCAGTTCTGACTGGTTGGTGCTTAACAGCACCTCTTTCTCGGTTAAACGAGGCAGTCTACTGTCCAAGCCCGTCCTCTCGTTCCTTCGACCTGTCGATGACAAACTGGGAAGCATACTCCCTTCCGTTATCAAGGGGATAGAATCGTTCCGTTGGTCCACCCAGTTGTGGATCGTTAACGGGATGATGCTATTCGAGATTTCCCTTCGGGGGACTCTTGACGGGATCTCGTGTCTCGGCCCTCGATGGCGGAAGGAGCTTCTCTCTCGCCGTTGGTTCCGGTCCGCCTGTCTTAGTGACAGACCTCCGGTCAAAGAATGTGGTGTGGATCGGTCCTCGGGGTTCGTTGTGCGAGCCCCGCCGCATCCACGTGTGTACGACTTCGTCACAAAGAAAGCTGCGGAACTCTCTGCGGAGAGAGTTGCACGATGGCGTGGAGTGAGGGTTACACCTCACTCAATTGTCATTGATCGTACGCGGCTTTCTGAGTGGCGTCGTCGGAAACCTTCGCCGAGACTTTCGTCTCGGTTCCTTTGGGGTGGGTGGCAGTGGGCTTTCGTTTGGCCTCGGGATTTGTACGACTTTTTCGAGAGTCGTTACCCTTGGTTACTTCGAAGTTGCCTGACCTCGTCTTGGGCGGATGACCATCCGTTCTTGACACGGCGTCCTTTGGTTCTGGAAGAACGCCGCTGCCCATCTTGGCGCAATCCGATCTTCGCTTCCGACTTCTGTTCTCAATGGCCCTTAGGTCATAGGTGAGTGGAAGTGGTTGCAGACCGGGCGCTTGCGTATCAGGGAGGGATCGCGGTCCGAAGGTTGGTGTCGACTATTGTGCTAGTCGGAGCGTGGAACGGTATGGAATCAGGATTTGGCAAGGCCCTCTCTCATAGGAAGGCGGGTTGCTGGATGGGCAGGTCTTTGAGACTAGCGTTTGTGGAGTGTATCGACGAGTTAGTAGGTTAACTTAGGTAGTCAGCCCGCGTGGACACTGCAGTGCAGTTCAGTCTAGCGCGAGTGTCTAACCGGAAGTGTTGCCTAAGACGCATTTAGTCGTGTACCGAATACGTCGTCGTTGCCCCACGAGTAACACCCATCCACCGCCTCACCGTGAGAGTATGCCCGAAGAGCCTCCCCTCCGGGGGGTAGGGTTGGAGCGGCCTGGCGCGCGAAAGAGCGGAGTGAGCGGGACGTGAGTCCCGTGCTGTCCAGGCCCATTTCCGACTGATTCCTGGAGCCCCCACGCTCCCATTACCTTTAGTGGGCGTCTGCCCGACGTCGCTTTAG